ACTCTACTCCTAGTTCGGCTCTATCAATATGACAATCCTCGCCCCAAAGTTCAAATAGTTTATCAAGTTGCATAGTATAAAATACCTCCAGCGTTTAATATACGCCGAACGGGGCCTAAAGTCAACCAGCAATTCGTACCGAAGTATTAGAATTACCTGTGTTTGATACTTTATAAATTTTAAAAAGTTTAAATTTAAATGTGGCTGTAGCTTCTATGTAATCTATATCGGGAGTTCGAACATCAAACTGAATGTCTGATATTGATAATGGAAATGCATCTTCAATCTCTATACTCATGTTTGGAACAGATGCACTATTTAAAACTGTTAGCGTGGCATCACTAACGCCACCGGCACCTAATGATCTCTGTGTTCTCTGAACATTTCTTAACCCAGAAAGACTATCAAGTCCATTTTTATCATATATTTCTTTTGATTGATTAAAACTTTCCGGATATCCAAGATACTGTATCCAGTTAAATAGCTCTATATAATTTTCCATGTTCTCATCAATCTTAAATGTAATAGCCATATCACCAAATGACATATGATCACCAGCAACTGGAATATTAATAAACGGTGTAGGAAAAATTGTTTCGCCAAGCTGAACACCTGGCAGGTTAATAGACTGTGCAAAGTAATTCACATTGGGTAATTTTCTAATAGAAAAGTTAAACCCTACAGGAGATAAGAATTGTGGATTGGTTGGTTGATTATTTATTGCACTCATAGTACTATTTATCATCCAAAAAAAAGGGCTCCAACGGAGCCCTCTAAAGGTTACTAACTCTCCTGATTTACATCAAGTTAGATACAACTACCTTCCTGTAGTACTCATTCGAGTCTGCTACAAGTGCACCAGTGGCTGCTATAGCAGTGGTTCCACGTGCGAACGGATTTTCAACTACGCCGTAACGAGTTTTGAATCCAATCTTTGGTTGGAAAGTATTTTCCCCAACCGCACGTACCATCTGAAGCGGCACATATGGGCAGTAGAATAGGCCAGCATCAAACGCACTCGAGCCTTTATAACCTACAGTCATATAGTTGTCACCAGCGTATGGGTCAACATATACTCTTGTACGGCCATTAAGAACACCAGCGAATGTGCTTCCTGTGTCATCTACAGCTAGATTGTTAGAGTTAAGAGCTGGAGTGTAATCAAGAACACCTGCCATTTGAAGCGCTGATGCTACATCAGATCGACAAATTACAATGTTCCCTTTCCCTCTACGAGTCCCTCGGGCAATAGCATTCGCTTCTCTTTCGATCGCGAACATAAGACCCTTGAACTTTTCAACCATCCAACGACCGTTAGAGTCGGTGTCTAGGTCAAATTTACCAGCAGTAGTCGTTCCTTCCTGTGCTCCGACCTTAGCAATCGTACCAACAGTACGAATCAACTCACGGTTGATTTCAGCTAAAATTTCAGTCGAAAGGATATTGGCTAACTCTGTTTCAGCATCTAGACCATGAATTGCTTTAAGGTCTTGTGCTAATTCCATTGTGTACTCAGCCTTCAAAGCGCGCGACATCGCTGTCACAGCAATCTTTTCAATACTGAATGCCATTTCTGGAATTGCGTTGCCAGCACCATCACCCAAGCGCTCAGCCTGAGTTGTGGTCATACCTGACATAAAGTTATAAAGCTCTAGGTTAGACTTAGTCGAGTTTAGATAACCATCAGCAGGCGAATCACCAAGGTTTGTTGATGCATCACCAATTGCGGTATTTGCATGGTCATCTTTATCAACAGAATGCGCTGTTAGCGCTTCGTTGTAGAAACTCTCTGTGCCAGACTGGTTGGTATAACGTGAACGCATTGCAAAGATAAGTCCTGTAGGACCTGTCATTGGTTGTACGCCCATGATGTCATAAGCAACTAGATTAGGCATTGCACGACGAACCAGACTAATTAAGACTGGATCATAGATGTCAACTGCGCCAGCAGAAGCAGTACTAGAGGAAGCGCCCATAGCATTGACGGGACTGGCCTCCAATAAGCTCTGAGGAGCAAAAGATGCCTGCTCGCGCAAGGCAATTTCTGTATTTTCAAGAACGGTTGCTGTAACTTGACGGCGATGCGCATCTGGTATCTCTGGTAGATCTGCATGCTCAAGAATAGGCATCCATTTCTTGACTAGCTCTTCGTTTAACGATTGCATTGTTGGACTCCCTCCCTATATGGGTTTATTATTTATTATTTACGAACACTTCTTGAGATTGCACTTGCATATGCAGCCATCGGACCTACTTGACCCGTTTCTTCTTCATCGATGTCTACAGGGTCACTGTTAAGATCTTCCGTATTCATCTTGGCTATTTTGCTATTGAAATAGTGTTCTTTCAATAAATCAATCTTAGATTTGTAATCTTCGTTATTCTCATACTCTATACCTTCTGAAAGCTGCGACAGCTTATCTTTCTGAGACATGGTTAATCCATCGCACGCTTCGTTGAAGATTACAAATCTTTCAAGTTTAGCACACTCTTTCTTAGTACCCATGTCTTTTTGGACTTGCTCATCTAGCTTTCTTTCAAGCTCTTCTTTTTGCTGAGTTAACTCATCAACGAGGTCAACCTTATCTTCCGGAACACTGATATAGTTTTCCTGGAAAAGAGTTTTGATACCATTAATGAACGTTTCAGCAACTTCGACTTTTAATGAATTCTCGATAGCAACTTCGTTTTGTGTCATCCACTCTTCGGTTACGTATTCGAGATACTCGTCGACTCTATCTGTTAATTCTTGTTTAAATTTAGCTTTCTCTTCGTCAAGCACCCTGTAGTAATCTTCTTGGATATGAGCTGTGACTTCAATAATTCTTGAATTGATTGACGCTTCAAAAATTGTTTGAGCCTTTTCTCTCATATCTTCTGAAAGATCACCTTCAGCAAAAATTTCACCAATAGCTTCTTTTGACTCAGCAGCAGAAATTTTAGGTGCGTTTGCTTGGGGCGGCTTTCCCGCAGCATCAAGACTAGGAATTGCATCCTTGCCGGTCGACTGGGGTTTAGAAGCAGGCAATTTGTTTTTGCCATATTGACTGGTAGAGACTTCGTTAGCAAGTGATTGTAGAGTCTTTTTACTCATACCGTTCATCTTGCCCATAACTTGTGACATAAGGGCAGCTTTGGTTACAGAAGCCTTCTGAGCGTCGGCGGGGATACTAGCGTCTCCACTAGGTTTATCGGCGCCACGAGCTGCACTTCCAGTACTTGTAGGTGCAGGAACCTCAGCTCCTTTAACAACATCACCACCAGTATTGTCAGCAGTGAACTCGTCTAGCTGCTCATCTTGTTCTTCTGTCGCTTCGCTGGCCATAAGCAAGTCGTCGTCTTCGAGGACTTGTTCAATTTCTTTTTCGGCCATGTTTAGACTCCTTCTTTTAAACTAGTTTAGAACGGAAATATATTCTATTTATTCTATTCTATCTTATTTATAAAAACTATAAACTATAAACTGTTCAGGAACTTTTCGAACAGACGAATTCGCTGTTCGTTAAGTTTCTTAGCGCTTGTAGTTCCCATTTGTTTAACTTCGTCAACAACTGACATACTTCTATAACTCCTAGAAGCTGCGTCGTAGACCCATTCGCGTCCTTCCATAATCCCTCTAACAAAGGCGTCAGGAGCAGACGGGTCAGCAACTATATCAGCTGCTGTGGATAACATAAAATCAGATTGTACTTCTTGCATTCCATTGCGATCTCGTAATGTTCCCATACCTCTAGAACTCACACCTAATTGTGCTCCTTCGTCGATCAGGTTCTTTACGATGTTTCCGTATGGGGTATCTAGAATTTTAGCCTTACCAATGAAGTTCGATCCTTCAGGTCTTAGCTCTTTTATCATATGTGACACCCGTTCGAGGTTAATAGAAGGACCTTGCGGATGGCCTAGTTCTCCATATGCTTTATTCTTATTAATAGATTCCTTGACGTAACGGGTTGCCTCTTTAGCTAAAATTGCTCCAGGATACATTCTACCATTACGGTTCTTAAGGTCTCCTTGCATAAACACACCTTCAATAAAATAATTTTTCTTACCAGTTTTCACGTCTTCTTCGAAGATATATTCTACACTTTCGTTTATTTCTGTAATAAGTTTCATTAATTTATCCTAAGTTACTTATGTTACGCTGCACTATGATTGGAAGTCTTTTGCAATTCTATGATTGCAGTACTATTTGCATCTGAAAATATAACATTGATTGATGCAGTGTTGTTTGCACTAATTGCAATGCCGGATTCTTTTAAGTTCCATTCTAAGGATGCTTCTGAGTCGGTTACAAACACAATAGTACTGTTGCGTCTAATATGCATTGTACCAGCTCCCGTATACCATATACGAGTAATGTCTGCAGCAGTAACTGTTTCACCACCTGTTGCTAAATTAGCAAGTGTCTTATCCACAGTTGTTGTTGCTCCAGGTTTATAAAGCAATACTACTTTACCACCGCCGACGGCTAATTGATTTGATAATTCTACAGCTGCCATTTAATTATTCTCCCCAACCTTGTCTTGCGAACGTCAGCATCTTTTCTATACCTTCTTGGGTTAGAATAGCTTGTTCAAAATTCAACTGATTCGAGTCGTTTAAATTTTCCCATACCGACTTCAATAATGCTTGGTCTGCTATACATACAGCTACATGAGAAACTCCATCCCATCCCTCAACTGTTTCTTCACTTTGAGCCTGCTTAGTAGCGGTAGCATGCATAACTGATTCAGCATCATCTTTACCATAACGCTTAACAAAATCAGATGTATTTTTCTTCATACCTATGACTATTGCTTCTTTTCTTTTAGATTGAGCAGCAGACATCTCGGTTACTTCATCAGTACTATCGTTTAATTTTTTGTCTTCGCCTTCTTCCGGATCAGCAATACGTTTCTTCTTCTTTTGTTTCGAACCTTTAAATACCTCGTCATTACTCCCACCCTTGGGAGTTTGAGGATAATCAGTTTTCTGTATTACATGTAGATCCACAAAGTCCTGATCAGCAGGCGCTTTTGGTTTTGCGAAATCGCTTTCGCTAACTATCTGTTTTAGTGTCTTCATCTGTGTCTCCCGATATCTCCTTTGTTCAGGCTTCTACTTCTGGGTTGTCGGTATCCAATGCTACTATTTCATCAGCGGTTAATTCTAT